CATAATGCGCTGGGCCAGCGTTCCGGCGTTTGGATCGCTTACCGGGATGATATCTACCCGATCATCGAAGTCCTCAAGCGTTAATTCACCATTAACCAGCTCATATGGGTACTCGGTAGGGCCGAAATCACGCACTATGCCCGACAAAATGCGCAATTCTTTACGCATCGAGGCGTGTAAGCGCGCTTGAACGGCGCTCATCACCTTCATGGAGCGTTCTAAGATAGCCAAAGTGGTGCCAACAGGCGCTTCGGCGTTCATGTCGGCAACTTTTACGTCCGCTGCCGAAGCAAATCGACGCCCTTCCTCCACAATATCGCCCATCAACTGGTATAAAACGCTAGATGGCTCTTTGTAGGGAAGAAAACTGATGTTGTCGCGGATAACACCGCCCGGTACGTCTACGTCGCGGAACTCGCCGGGCATGATCGGCGTATCATCGCCCTTAATTCTAAGCCCGCGCGACTTCAAACCACCGGGTAAGTTGGACAAAGTGCCCGCATCAACGAGCTGACGCAACAATGAGGTCGCTGATTTCGCCAATCCACCAATCATGTGGATCAAACCGAACCCGTAAAAGCCAAGACCTGGAAGATACTGATAATGAACGAAATGTTCGCGTTTCATTTTCAGCTCATCGTCTTCATACCAGTTACGACGAATCGCTAAAATAGTGCGTGAGGACTTATCAATGCTGACAACATAGGGTAGGCCAATCTCGGTTGGCTCACCATCCTGCATATCTTCAAATCCAGGCAGGTCTAAATCCGCCTGAACCTCCAAAATGGTATGGCGAGAGTCCATGTCGTAGCTGGCTGAGTCACCCGTTAACTGATTGTATTTACGTTCAATCTCACCGGTGTCAGGGCTCGGGGCAGGTAAATCCACATCCAGATAAAAGCCAGATACCTGTAATTTACGCACCTCGTTCTTACTGCGCTTCATCACATGGGTTGCACGTTCGCAGGTCGTTAAATCCGCCGCGCCGTAACTGACCACGAAATCCTCAGCAGGCACGAACATCGAGCACGGACGGCCCATGTTCGGGTCGAAATAGACCTTTCTGAATGCTGAACCCGCCAGCGGCAAGGAAAACAGCATCTTTTCGGTCTCCGAACGATATTCGGTCATGCGCTCGGTCAGTAGATAATTCAGATAATCTTTAACCCTGCCTGCCTGTTGTTGCTTTTCCTCAGTTATCTCGCCAACAACCGCAGTCTTAACTGGTCCCGCAGCAGGGAATATCTCCTGAATTGCCTGCGCTTGGAAACGCACAACAGATTCAGTCAGCAATGGATGAAATACTCCGCAAGCCCCGTCCCACGGGGTAGTGCGGTCGGCGTGTTTGAGGCCGAGTAAATCCAGCCCGTTGATGTAGGTCTCTTCCCAATCGCTACGGCTGTCGCGATCTGACTGATAAGCGGCCACTAACTCGGAAGAAAGCTCGCGCAGATCCCTCTCATCGACATATTCAGCTAGGTTGGCATCATGTTCCGTGCCGTCCTCATCCATGGCGCTAGGGTCGAAATCAATAACCATGCCGCCGTCAGGGGTTTCCATCGACACCGATTCTGGATTGACAATCTCGATCTCCAGATCTGGCTCTAGCTGCTGTTGCAGAAAAGGGTCTTGCCCCAATGGACGCTCTATTGCCATCTAGCCATTTCTTCCAAATTGCTGAGGACGGGCTGCGCCACTTCCACGGGCCACTGTTTTTCCGCCCTTAGCCATCTTCTTAACCTTGCCGCCCTTAGCGTACTTCTCACCCATAGTTGTCTTAGTAGTGGGTGCTTTGTCTACCTTTTTTCTCCACTCTTCATCAGATGCCTTTTGCAATGCTTCTTTTTGTGATCTAGTTAAGGCAGGAGATGCCTTTTGCAATGCTTCTTTTTGTGATGTAGTTAAGGCAGGAGGCAGCTTTTGGTGCGGGGGCTTTTTGTACGGTATCGCTTTGGTAGTTATTTTCCCGCTTTCGCCTTTTTCTTTAACAAGAAGAGAGTAAGGCTTCCATTCGGCAGCTCCTTTCTCAACTTTACCGCCCTTGCGGTATACTCGTTGTGCTCTGCCGGGGCTTTGCTTTTTGCTGTCGTAATAGCTTGGCATCAGATTCTCCTAGTAATAATTAGCAGTACGCCGATACATCGGCTCATCTTCTTCATCTGTTTGTAAACGCAAAAAACCACCTTGGCGGAATCGTAACAATGCCTGTGTACTACTGTCCACCAAGTCATCATGCTCCCCGACCGGGAAAGATGCAAACTCCTCAATCACCATCTCCGAGAATCTTGTCTCTGGACACCACACAACACCGGATGCAAACAGGTCTGCCACCGCATTTACACGAGCAATCTTATCGTTGCCCCGTGACGGGGTGAACTCAGATACAGGTACGCCCATCGCGCGCATCTCAAATACCAATGGCGCACCAGCGGCCTTGGCTTCAATAATACAAGCATCTGGCTGTCTTTCGGTGTAGAACTCCATTGCCTTTTTCTTGAGCTCGGGGAACTCCAACCGTTCTTTAAAAGCGTCCAGAAGGATAATATTAGGACGAGTTGCTCCTTCATCATCTGGCTGGTAGAAAACACCCCAGGTGGTGCAGGCTGAGTAATCAGCCCTTCGGGTCTTCAAAAAAGCGGTGTCCCAGGACTGGATAATAAACTCACATTGCGGCGATCGTTCATGCTCCCAACGTTTCCACCATTCCCGCTTGACCAGCGCACCGCCTTCAGAGGTCGGCTGCTGCTGATATTGGGCCTCCCATTTTGGTGCTGGCAATTCGTTTCTAAGCGCCAAAAGTTCCTTTTCGCTCCAGAACTCGGGCCACAGCGCATTGCCAGAGGGCATTAACGCAGGAAACTCAATAAGTTCCCAATCATCCACACCGTCTCTTTGGGTTGACGCCTTAATAATTTTTCCTGTCAGGTCACGCAAATGCCAGCGGGTCATAACGATGATAATGGCTCCACCGGGCTGTAACCGCTGCCTGGGACCGGAGGTATACCATTCATAGGTTTTATCAAACACGCCCGGATCAATGCTTTGGCCGTCCTGCTCGGAATGCGGATCATCAATAATCAGCAAATCCGCACCTTTACCTGTTACCGCACCACCAACACCTATGGCAAAATATTCCCCGCCCTGGCTGGTGCTCCAGCGTCCTGCTGCCTTTGAATCTGCCCTGAGTGCCAGTTCAGGAAAAACTTCTTTGAAATCATCGGAATCGACAAGGTTCCTGACTTTCCTGCCAAAGCCTACTGATAATTCAGCAGTATGGGAGGTTTGAATAATCTTTTTTGCGGGGTTTTGGCCCAAAAACCAAGCGGGCAACAGATAGGAAGCAAACTCTGATTTGGTATGCCTGGGGGGCATATTGATAATCAGGCGCTTCAAATCTCCGTTGATTACCCGCTCGAAAGCCTCGGCAACCACCTTATGATGCCTGCCTTGGATAAACGCAGGCCAGACATACTGCACAAACCCTAGAAAATTATCTCTAGCAAGTTCTTTCTTTTTTGCTTTTTTATGTTTTTCAATCAGTTGCACCACTTCATACTGTTCTTCAGGGGAGCAGTCACGCACTCTACTCAATGCTTTATCCGATCCTTCCTTTAGATCGATGCCTGCAAGCATTTATTTCTTACTCCGCTTCTTGTTCCCACGACCTTTGTACCCGGAAGCATGAGCAGCTTTTTGCTGGCGTTGTGCCTGGGCTTTGGTGGGGTAAACCTTTCCAGATTGCCCCCAGCGGTATCCACCGTTGACTTTGCGTACCGGCATCAGCCAGACAACTTATCTATCTTTTCGCGGTTTTTAATATGCTGGACGGCAATATCCTGCTTAGATTGCCCGAAATAAGTCGCTGCATGGCCTACCTCACACATCAGGTCGTTCACGCAGACCCCATCAGCATTGACCAGCTTACCGAGTATTCTGCCAAACTTACCTCTGCCGCCCTTACTGGTTTCGATGAGGATCTGGTAATCCTCCGCCTCGATGAAATCTACCAGGAACTGCTTGGCTAACAGGCCGTACTTCTTCTCCACCTTATCCCTGGTGCGGGATTCCGGGGTGTCTATGCCGTAGAGCCTGATGCGCTGCTTGGAAAGGATGACCTTAAAACCGAGGTCTATATCACAATCCACTGTGTCTCCATCAATGATACGAGTGATGGTGGCCTTGTATTGATACATCAGTCAGAGTCCTTTTAGTTGGTCCATCGCCTTGACTGTTTAGCTCCTCTAATTCCTCCAGGTGATTTAGCCAAAACATATCATCAGAAAGTTGGAAATCTTCACTGACTTGAATTAGATCCACCTGTAGGTGCGGGAACCGCTCCCTGTGATATTCAGCACATTTGTAAGCTAGGGTGACTTCACTATACAGCCCGTCCATAAAACGAGTTCCAGTAAAAAGAATTGCGTGCCTAGGCATACAAGTTTCTCCTTTCGAGGAAGTTGGAATATAGCACAAGGATAACTGAGGGAAAAAAGCGGCGGAATGGTTGTGGGATGCCAGGGGTCAGAGCAACCCCGCCCAAGGGGTAGGCTTCTCTTAGTAGGCCAACCACGGGGCTACCTTGCCACAGCGAGATGGAGGTGCCATTCCACCGCCTAAAAATCTGACACTGCTATATAGCCGCTTTTGCATCAATGTTGCTTATCAAAGATGAAACTAAAAAAATAAAGCTGAAATCAGAAAAGCTGAAATCAGTAAGGCTGCTATATATCAGTGTCCTTAATACAGCAAAAACTGCATTATTGCAACCTTAGTATCAGGATTTATTTCCGCCCAGCGACATGGATTTATAAAATTTTTTTATAAAAATTTTTGAGCCACTAGGATTCCTAGCCGCTTTTCTGAGAAAAAAAGGGCAGATTCACTCTGCAACATCATGGGCAGATTATGGAATATTAGGTTTTGCTAAAAACTGCTCATTATTTGAGCGGAATAATACGTACATTCTCTGGCTGGCGCACTCTTATATATAGGGGGGTGCCGGGTGCTTCCGCGCTCCGGCGCGAATCGCGACGCGTTGCCAGGTTGCGGAAACGATCGCGCGGACTCACTCAGGCTTCCATCAATGCCGGGTGTTCACGGCGTCGTCATGATCCACGACGTCGTCATGATCGATAGTCTCACCATGATCGATAGCATCATCGTATAGGCCCAACGCGGTCAACTTGGCCTCAAGGTCAGCGGCGATGGCTGAACTGCTGCGATCCTCGGTTGATACATCTATAGAGTGTTTTTTCATACCCGCCACGGTTGCCATGAGATCCAGGGCGCGCAGTCTGTTGGATCCGAAGTCATCATCATCAATCGCCTGGCGTAACCGATCCATCACGAGATCTCTTTGCGACAGTGCTCTATCCTGTACCGCCCGGTCCCTGGCGTCGATTAGCCGCCTGATCATTGCGCTGACCTTGGGGTCGGCCACAAGCCTGGACGCAGACTCCACCTGTGTCTTTTTAGACCCTGTGCAGTCATACGCCGTCCGATAAGCCTCGGCGTTGCTCATAGTTCCTTCAGC